TGCTAATTCAAAATTGATATTGTATGGCACAGGCATGAATGCTTTTGTATCAGTGCCGTCAGTCTTAGTATTTCTGATCGCAGAGATAGGTGACAACTTCCTAGTAGGATCATAAGAGATACCACCGATCTCAAACGAAACTCTAGGGAGTGTGATCTGTGCCTGATCTTGTGTGGACAGGTCACCTACTTGACGGAGACGTGCCAAGAATTTTTGCTTAGGACCATATGCCAGAGGCACTTTCATAACTTCAGTCTTCGATCCTTTAGTGCGACGAAGCTCAATGTTATTAAACAGTGTGCCAAATCCGACAACTGTCTTTCTTATAATTTCGTGATATGTGTAAGTGCCTAGCATTACAGAGTGCCTCCAGAATTACCAAACTCACCGAAGGGATTAACCTCAGTAAAGTCCAGAATGCCATCTGCCTGTGTCTCGATAGTATAGTTAGTATCGATCGTGTCAGAAGTATTCACATTATTTAGGGTGTTGTAGTTTGCACTTGTCCAGGATGCACTGGACACATCTCCAGTGATAGTCTCAGGAATGGTGAATCTACCGTCACGATTGATGACGATCAACTTACCAGATGAAGAGTCCCAGGACTTCACATCAGCGGTAGTATTGGAGGTACCGCCCGTAACAGTCTCACCAACGGTAAAGTCTCCTGTCCCACCTGCCAATAATGTGACGGTGATAGCGTTGGCAAAGTTGAGCTCAATAGCATCGACCTCTGCGACGCCAGTGTCGAAGTCTTCATCAGAGTATTCAAAGAGCTCACAACGTAAACCCCAGACATGAATCTTTCCGAGTTGATAGAAGGGTATCTCGTGCTCAACGAATTGGATCTCGAAAGTTTTGTTAGCAAGGGGGAAATGTATGAGGTCACCTTCATTGGGTCGTCCTTCTACTATAAGTGTATGGTTGTTGTCTACTGCTTCAGTAAACCTAGTGCGTGAAACAATGAATGTAACTTGGTCGGAGATTCTGACTCCGAATTTACTAAACATGTCACCATCGCCACGAAAACCGTTGGCGTCTTCAATGTATGCTTCTAGAAGATATGCACCATCGAATGATGATAAATTATCTTCTCCAAAAACAGTGTCTTCATTAACTAACGTCCTCGGTATGTAATAGACATCCTTACCGAACATCTTAATCTGCTCGACCACTAGATCTCCTACAAGATCTTGCTCGCCTGTTGTGCCTTGGGTGAAGAAACTATTAGTTGCCATGTTATCCGATCATGTCTAGAGGTGGTAATTCCCATTCGGTGCGTAGTTGCTCTTCTAAATTCTTGAGCTCATCTACAGCATCGTTATAAATCATCTCACCATTTAGAGACACGCCACCTGGCATTTGGACTCCAGTAAATTTGGTAAGATTGCTTCCCCATTGCTTCTTAATTTTGGCAGAGGCATAATCCTTGACCCACATCTGATTGTAAATCTCTGTCCATGTGTCTGGATTTAGAGCACGATATGCGTGGATAACAATATACTGACCAACCAAAGCATCCATTGACCAGTCAAAGTCAATATACAATCTATCTTGCACAGCACTATATCTAACTGGTTTCATGCCCTCCAACAGGAAGTCAATAGTTTCCAGGTGCTGCTGGACCATGTAGTAATTATAAAACTGAGTAGACGTGAAGTCATACAGATCATTCAGTCTCATCTGATAACGAATATCAAACATATTCCTGGTGCCCTTATCGGTAAAACCGAAGAGACCTTCTACTGAAAGAATATGCTCAGGCATTTCAATATACCCATTTGCCTCTGCCCAGATGTCATTACCACCATCAGACGTTGAGTTTGTATTGGTCTTTGCTCTGTCAACAACATCCTGTGTCAACAGATGTTTCAGATAAACTTTCTCACATCCATCATAATGAAACTGTTGGAATTTTTGTATCGTATAATCGATAGCGTCATCAATCTGATCATCGGAGACATTGATCTCCAAGACTGGTTTACCCAGTCTACGGAGGCAGTACTCCTTCAATTCTGCTTTAGAGGTAGGTTTTGCCATTTGTTATTAGAGAGCAGCGATTGCAGCCTTGAATGCTGCAAAGTCAGCAGCACCCGCAGCAGCGGTCTTAAGATCCGCGAGGGTAATAGTCTCTGCTTGTAGTGCAGAAGCAGCAAGTGTGCCTTGTGCAGCAGTAGCAAAGTCGCCTGTAGCAGCTGCAGAAGCAGTGCCAAGGGTGGGTTTGCCAGTGAGATCTGCATAAGCACCAGAGAATAATGTAGGTTTGCCAGTCAGATCAGCGTATGCTCCAGAGAAGAGCGTAGGCAGGTTAGCAAGATCGTTGTAAGATCCACTGGTTGCTACAGTTGCCAGATCTCCTGGTTGTGTAGCAGTGTCTGCCAAACCACCCTGTGCAGCAGTTGCATATGCAGTTGCATTAGTGGTAGCAGCAGTGCCAAGACCCAAAGCGGTGATGGCTGCTGAGGCACGAGCATCAGCACGACCGTCTGTGTAGTAGAGGTTAGTCCCCTCTGCCAGGTCACTCGTAGACTGGTTGCTCAGGTCAAGGTTTGTGCCAACATTCAGTGCAATACGAGTATCAGCAAGTCCGTTTACCTGAGAGTTAGTGCGCTGAGTGAAGGAGAAGACGCCAGTAGAAGCGTTATAACCGAGATCGCCACTAGCACTAAATGCACCCCTAGCGCGAGAAGAGGTAAAGAATATGTTTGTTGATCCTTCTGTGACATTATCAGTATCAATATCAGATTGGGTAACAGATAGGGTGCCACTACTATGCTCAATGCCAGTGCCATACGTGAAGTGCGACCTTGTGCGTGCAGCAGTGGTGAATAGGGCAGTAGATCCTTCTGTGATGTTGTCAGTGTTGATGTCGCCCTGAGTTGCACTCAGAGTCAGGATATTACCTGCATCATCATATGTAGCAGTGATACCAGTGCCACCTGAGATCAGAGCATTAACTCTGTCATCAACTCTCTCATCAGTGAAGTAGAGGTTAGATCCTTCTGCCAGGGCACCAGTATCGTGGTTAGCGATACTACCAACCTGTGACTGGAAGAAGGTCAAAGCACCAGTAACATTCAAGTTACCCTGGATCTCAAAGTCAGTAACTGACTTAAAGTTAGTAACCTGNAGGGTGTTAGTGCTTGGGTTGTAGGTAAGGTTACTGGAGTCTGTGCGGACCTCAGTATGTCCAGACGTTGCAGAAACAAATGTGGGGAAGTAAGTAAGGTTAGAAGTTGCTGTCTCAGTAACATCAACCAGATTTGACTTGTCTGCAGTACCTGTCAGGTCACCAGTTACATTACCAGTGATCTGTCCCGTAACACCCAGCGTGCCACCCATGGTGGTGTTGGTTGTTACGTCAAGACTTCCAAGGGTGCTAAGACCAGTGATCTCAGCGTTACCTGAAGTAGAGTTAAGTGTAATCTTGTCAGTGCCGCTGCCATTCTGCAACTTGAGAGTCTTAGTAGCACCACGGAGGACCACGTTGTCCTTAAACAATGAGGTGCTATCGACAGTCAGCGTGCCGTCTAGTTGCTGATCACCATCAACATTCAGATCAGAATCAAAATCAACATTCTGTGTAACTTGCAGAGTATCATCAATGATTGCTCTACCTGCAACGTCTAGGGTGCCAGCAACAGTAACGTTACCTGTTGATCCTTGGACGATAAACTTATTAGTGTTAACAAGGATCGATCCACCAACGTTGACGTTAGAAGTCGTGTTAACAGTAGCAATGTTTGCTGTAGTAGCAGCAACTACGGAAGAGGTGATTGTGCCGTCTGCAGTGATGTTACCTGTAGCACCGAATAAGGTGATGGTTTCATTCTGGTCAGGTCCGATGAATAGATCCTCACCGAAGAAGGAATCTTCGTAGATTGCCACGCCACCATTAGGCACCATGATTGCACAGTTGCCAGTAAGACGAGATGCAGTCTCATTCTTAGTGAATTCAACGCGACCACGGAATTCCTGGTTACCTTTCTGGACAACGTTACCATCTACCTCAAAGTTACCATAGACCCTGAAGTCTTCTCCGACTGCAAAATCTTTAGTAACCGACGCACCACCAGCAACTCTCAGAGCACCAGAGGAAGAGAAGTTATTACCAGTAGACGCATTAGTTGTCTTAGTAATAGTAACAACGTCACCCAGTGTGGATGTGCCAGAGACATCAGCGTTGCCATTGATATCAACGTTATCATTGATGGTTGTCAGACCTTCGATCTGAGTTGTGCCAGCAATGAAGGTGTTACCATTGTCGGTGTCAACAGTAAATCTATCAACCAGAGAAGATCTGATGATAAAGTTTTCGTTAGTAGCATCAATAAGCAGAGTGTCATTGATGGTTGCCTGATCAGATACGACCAGAGTGCCACTGACTGTAGCGTCATCAGTGATGTTAACCGTGCCACCAGCAGAGTCAAGGACAAGGTTACCAGCAGTGGTGTCAATCTCGTTAGAAGCAGCAACACCAATTCTTACAGCATCAGCAGTGATGTCTGTAGAAGTGATAGGAGCGTTAAAGGTTGACGTTGCATTGACTGTCAGAGTGTCGCCAGAAGCGTCACCCAGAGTTGTGNTGCTATCTACCTGAAGGTTGCCATCAACCTCGGCGTTGTCTGTAATGTGGACCTTTCCAGCGGCGGAGTCCAGGATAAGGTCACCAGTTGTGGTACTAATCTCATTGTTAGCATCGACCCCGATCTGGATGGCGTCGGCGGTGATGTCTGTACTGGTGATTGCTTGGTTAAATGTAACCGTGCCAGTAACGGTGTGGTTATCTCCTGCCTGGTTGCCAATAGTAGCGTTACCATCAACAGTAAGACTGCCATCGATTTGAGTATTGCCGTCAACATTTAAGTTACCATCTACGTCAGCATTGTCTGTGATATTGACAGTGCCGCCTGCAGAATCAAGAATCAGGTTACCTGAAGAGGTGCCGATTTCATTTGCAGCATCTGTGCCGACCTTAAGNTCGCGAATGTTAAGTCTCTCAGCAGCAGTCAGTGCTTGGTTAAACTGGACTGTGCCGTTAACAGTGTGAGAGTCACCTGACTGGTTACCAATCTGTGCATTACCATTGACATTGAATGTGCCGTTGGCAAATGTGTTACCAGTCTGTGCATCTACTGTAAATACAGTGGAGACTGCGAAATCATCGGTGACATCCAGAGTGCCAGTGATGTCAACGTTACCCCCGAAGGAGCCATCGTCGGTAACAACGAGATCATCTCCCACATAAAGATCGAGACCGATGCCAACACCGCCACCAACGATAAGAGCACCAGAAGAGGCATTAGTTGCATTGGTCGTATCAAATAGTTTAATAGATCCAGCGTCAAGACCTGATCTTGATCCACTGAATGCTTCACTGGAGTTGGTTGCGTTGTGATAGAGAGCATATCTTGCAGCACTCACATCCCAACCGAAGAAACCAACACGAGCAGTCGAGTCGTAGTATCGGAATTCGACACCACGATCTTTAGCATCCGACTGGGTAGGAGCAGTGTCTCCACCTAAAGTAATGACAGGATCATCCAGCGTCACTACTGTGCTGTTAACTGTAGTCGTAGTTCCGTTAACTGTCAAGTCCCCTTGAATAATGGCATTGCCATCAATGTCAAAGTCACCGTTGATAGTAACGTTATCAGTGAATGTAGAGACAGCGTTGACTGTCAAGACATCGGTATTTGCATCACCGATAGTGGTCAGAGGACCATTGATCGTAAACTGCTCGTTAAATGTAGCGTAACCATGGACCAGGATGGCACCATCAGTAGCGTTACCCTGTCCAACACGACCAATGGTTGTGAAACCAGACTCGCCAAGGATAGAGAATTCAACGTTATCATTAGTGGCAACCTTACCAACGTAGAAGTCATCACCAACATGCAGATCTTGGACAATACCAACACCACCAGCAACTCTCAGTTGAGCATCAGCATCATTTGCAAAGGATGCGTTGTGTGCAGTGCCACCACCCATATAGGTGCGGTATA